ATAGGAACAAAGTTCAGAAACATTTTAAAACGTTCACCGACACGAAAGATTCGGTAGAATATGCTCTAAAAGCAGCTGCGACTATTATAGCCAGCTTTGTTTTTGTGCGATTTGTGTACCGCCTATATGACTACTTATCACGTAATGTGAAGAAGAGTGGTTTTGAGGCCAAAGGGAGCGATATCGCTCGGTATTTTAAGAAAACATCCATGATTTTTGCTTTCATCTCTGCAGCTGTAGAGATTGCTAGGCAATTGTTTAGAGATGGAGACATGCGTGAAGTTGCATCAGTTCTACAAATTAATAAATTATTCAAATTTTTTGTTAATGAATATGAACCTATCCATGTTTCAAATTTTCAAAATCGTGAAAACAATATTCCCCCCCCTATGAGAGATCAATTTTTCCCAGTTAAACGTGATTGAATAAAGCCAAAGCCGACATTCCTTTTGTGAATCGTAAAGCTGATGGTAGTTCAAGTCCATCGGAAACTGGTTTTCAGTTTGATTCAAGCGGTTTTGATTTTGGTTTGTCTGGATTGTCAACTGGTAAGTTTGAAGGAGGCCCTGGTTTGGGTTTTGGAGGTAAACAACAATGTATTGGTGGCCATTTGTGTACTGATTGTGGTTGTTATAGTCCTCTAGAGCCTGAAATGGTCCATCCATCACTTGAATTTTTGAACCTCAAAAATCGAAAACATTATTGTAAATGCCCAATTCCTCATCACAATTTGAAACAAATTTATTGTTTTTGTGATTCGACGGATGATGATTTGATCTGTTCTCCTGTGCATAATGGAGAGGCAGATTTTAAGTCTTGGGAATTTAAATCATTTGGTGAAGTTTTTACCTCACTAAAAGAAAAGATAAACAGTTTCAAAAACAATGTTTGTGAGAGAGATCTTAGTTATTTTACCGATTTGTTTGGTTTTAAAGCTTTGATTTTCGCAATAGTTGTTGTTTCTGGGATGGTTTGTGCCATGATTTTGTATTTTTACCCTGAAAAAGTTTTTAAAATGCTTTCGCGTTTCGGTTCTATTTTTAGTACTGATCCTAAAGAAAAGTTGAATGAAATTTTGGGTGCTTCTTATGAAGGAAATGAATTTAAATATCCATGCTTCGAAGCTCGCGGGAAAAAGAAGATGGAATCATGGAAAGATGATGAAGAAAATGCTAGACGAGAACATTTGGTTATGGATAAGGCTGAATGGAGACAACAAAGGGAAGAAGAAAGACAAAAAGATACTGAAAAAAATGATGAATTACGACAGGCTCGTCAAGAGCAAATAGAAGAAATTAGAAATCACCAGTATGTTTGGAATTATGTTTCTCCCATTATAGATTATGCAAGTTCTTGGACTAATGCTTGGAATCAAGAAATAACTAGTGCAACACATGTTGCTGCTGCTTATGATGAATTTGAAGGGCAAGTTGCCAAGGCACGTGTTGAATTTGAAGCTAAAGTAGTTCTGGATAGAAAGAAATTATCTGAGTTTTTAAAAACTCCTCCAAAGGCGGTTGCTGAAAAACTTGAAAAAAAAAAATTTTCAAAGAAGGAGAGGAGAGAGTATAAAAAAACTCATGAGTCAGCTAAAATTCAACCCCAAGAAGTTAAGAGTGTTGCCAAACCTGTTCCTGTAGCTAAGCCAGTACCTGTGGCAAAACCAGCTACTGCAAAATCCTTACCTAAGACACCACAGCCCACACAATATGAGTCAGCAGTTAAATGTTCGACACATTGTAAGGGTGCTAAAAAGTTGGAAGCTAAACCCGGTTTAATTACATTCCAGTGTGAATGCAAGCCTCAAGGTTTCGAAGCAAAACAACCTGGTGCTTTTGTTAACGAGTTAGCAGAGAGAGCAGCTGGTGTTCATTTAGCAAAATATCAATTTGATGTTACCGATCTCAATAATGAAATTATTGGTGAGTGTTTTGTTGTTAATGTAGAGGGTCATATGTTGTTGATGTTCAACAATCATTACCTCGAATACGATACACCCCATGTTAAAATTTTAGATGCAGTTATAAATCTTACAGCTAATGGATCATTTCAGTATAAAAAATCTGATCTTCGATGTAAATTTATTGATGTAAAAGAGACAGGTACAAAAAAATTTGCTTTGAAAACATCTGTTTTTCCTGACAATTATGATAAGAAAGTTTATTTATTTTCTAAACAAGGAGGGAAAAATTTGTTGACAGTGGGGTCTCCACCTACTAAACATAGAGATGTTTCAGGTACTTTTGAAC